AGCTACGATAGACTATTAAAAGATAACAAAGAAGCTATCATTAACTATGTTGATAAAGGTGGTCATTATCTTGGAATATGTATGGGAGCCTACTGGGCCGGATCACATTATTTCAACATCTTAAAAGATGTTGACGCAGTGCAATATTTCAAACGTCCCGAAACTGATACACGAAGACCACATGCAAAAAACATAGCAGTTACTTGGGAAGACAAACCGATGAACATGTTTTGGTATGATGGATGTGCATTAGTTGGTGATAATACTAAGTATGAAACTATCTCAACATATAACAACGGTGATAGTATGGCTATCATACAAGATAACATAGGTTTAATTGGTTGTCATCCTGAAAGTGAGCAGTTCTGGTATGATAATTACAGTTGGATGAAGGGTAAGTATCATAATGGAGAACATCATAACATTTTATTAAACTTTGTCAATAAGTTAATGAAACGGGACAATTAATTATAATTGTCACTGAATTGTCACATAATTCCTTCTAAATATTAGTGTAGTATAAATTTATAAGGAGACAATAAATGAAACTATCAGCAATTCTAGTGACCTTATTACTGGTCACGGGTATCACACAAGCACAGACAATTACAGGGGCAGGCGCGACTTTCCCCTTTCCCATTTATAGTAAGTGGGCTGAAATCTATAGCGAAAAACACGATGTTCAATTAAATTACCAAAGCATCGGTAGTTCAGGTGGATTACGACAAATAAAAGCTAAGACAGTAACTTTTGGCGCAACAGATGCACCCATGTCAGGTGCAGAATTAGAAAAAGAAGGATTGGTTCAGTTCCCTGCTATAATCGGTGGCACTGTGCCTATTGTAAATCTACAAGGATTTAAACCAGGTGAATTGAGAATCACCGGTCAAATATTAGCAGAAATTTTCTTGGGTGACATATCTAAATGGAACGATGCTAAGATACTAGCTCTCAATCCAGGTAAGGCATTACCAGATCAAACTATTACTGTTGTACATCGTGCAGATGGTTCAGGCACTACTTTTAACTGGACTGATTATCTCAGTACAGCAAGTCCACAGTGGTTAGAGCGTGTGGGTCGTGGAGCCGCTGTAAAATGGCCTGCACCAACTTCTGTTGGTGGTAAGGGCAATGAGGGTGTTGCAGCCAATGTAGCACGTGTCAAAGGTTCTATTGGCTACGTTGAATATGCTTATGTGAAGAAAAACAAATTGGTGTTCATGCAAATGCAGAATCGCAATGGTCGTTGGGTATCACCAGATGACACTACATTCGCTGCCGCGGCTGCTGGTGCTGATTGGTTTAGTATACCTGGAATGGGTCTAAGCATCGTGGATCAAAAGGGAGACGCAGTGTGGCCAGTGACCACTGCCAGTTTTATTCTTATGTACAAGGATCCTGCAGACCGACGTCAAAGTGCCGAAGCATTAAAATTCTTTGATTGGGCGTTTAAGAATGGGCAAAAGGCAGCAGTAGATTTGGACTACGTACCATTGCCAGACACCCTGACTCAACAGATTCGTGACCGTGTTTGGGTACAAATTAAGAAATAAAAGGTTGACTTTATACAGTCATAAGTATATAATCACAGATTAGACACAGTAAATTAACAAAGGAGAAATTATGAAATTTACAAAAGCAATCGCAGCCGCACTTTTGATGGCAGCAACCAGTACAGCATTTGCTAATGGCTATGCTACTTATGAGTATAGTGAAGAAGAAAACCGTGCAACCAGCGCCAACAACATTGCCAACGCAGTGGTAGTTGGCTTTAAAGCTGCTGAAGGTTGGGACTACAGTCTCAAAAGCAACACCAGCCAAACTGCATTGGGTTCAGGTTCAATTAGTTCAGGTCTAGAAGTTCGTGCTAGAAAATCTATGGGCATGTTTTACTTGGGTGGACGCCTAGGTGAACGCATTACCAGCAGCACACACTTCAGCACCTATGCCATTGACGCAGGTGTTAAGTTTCCTTTGGCAGCTGGTTTTACTGGTGATGTAGGCGGACGCTATCGCAATGCACTTGACAGCGACACTAACAGTACTTACGAAACCCAACGTGTACATGCTACTGTAGGTTATGCATTGACTAAAAAAGACGCAGTAGCGGTTCGTTTTTCACGTAGCTACGGTGACGAAGAAAAAGATGCATGGCGTTTAAGCTATACACGTAGTTTCTAAATCGACCGCAAAGATTGAGCGGACACTGGAACTCGTAACCAGAACTAAGACCCGAAAGGGTCTTTTTTAATGGGTAATATAAGCAGAATAATTAAAAGTAATTGTACTAAATATTAATTTAGAAGGAGCCATTATGCGAAAAATAGCAATGGCGTTCCTATTCTGCCTAACTAGCTCTATAGCAAACGCCCAGGAGACCATTGATTTAACTAAACCAATGAAATGTTCAGACGCACAAACAGTAATGAATTATTTTGTTGACACACATAAAGAAACACCAATCTGGGTTGGCAAATCAGTACACAATACACATATAACATTAATGATGAATAAAGAAACACGTTCATGGACTGTTATAGAATATGATTCTAGACTAGCATGTGTATTAGGTGCCGGCGAAGAAAAATCAGCTAGCGATCCAAACTTAGGCATATGACTCAACAGTTATTGATACAAATCAATAATTAAATAATATTATAGTACACCAATAATAACAATAAAAAAGGGAACTATAATATTCTAAATGAAAACTATAAACAAGGTGTTAATCGGGCTGGCTACAGTAACAACAGTATTAGCACCTTTAGTTCCAAAAAATATCAATATTAATATTAATCTTGAATCACCAAGGGCATTTAAAGAAAAATCTTATAAATTAGTGAATACCACTTGCGACTTAAAAAATAATAATACTACTGATTCAGGAATGCAAGTATGTGAATACACTTGTAGGGGAGGTGACAAAGTTACGGTGTACAAAACATTTCGTTCAAATGCAGTAAATTGTCCCTCTACCACACGTGAAAATATAAAGGAAACTTCACGTTAATTAAATAGATTAATGAAGATAGAAACATCACTTGATTGGAAAAACATTTCGAATAAGTTACATGCTCAATTGAATAATTTACCCTACAATTCTGACCTACACAAAATGTTAAAAAACATTGATAAGATGGTTGATGACTTGAGTAAACTAGAAGTTACTGCTAGACGTATTCGCAATACATCGTATCTATCTGATAAAATTTCAGATATTAACAAATCCATTAACCATTTAGAAAAACTAATAGTAGTGGCAAATCTAATGAGATAATGTATTATCTTCAATAATTATTGGTTCAGGTCCAGGAATAAACTTATCTTGTACTTCATCATATGTTTGTAGTCGCAGTTAAGCTGCCTACTGTGAAGCTACCTGAAGTGTTTACCATAATGGTTCTAATTGTGTTAATGCCATTGTTTATCCTTATAATTGGTCTGTCGTTAATGTATTAGGGAATGCACGGCCGGTTCCCCATATGATACGAACTGCGCCACCACCACCATAATTATTTGTTGTGCCTGTAAAATGTCCAGCACTTCCGCCACCATATGCTCCACCATTTCGGCTTCGAGTAGCAGAATTACCGCCTCCACCAGAGCCACCGCCACCTTGATATCCGGTTAAGCTACCACTGTCGTATCCTGCCGGATTTGCTACACCATTTGCGCCTTGGCCAAGGATGCCAACTCCGCCACCACCACCACCACCGGGGCTTGGTGATCCCACTGCACCGCCGCCACCGCCGCCACCAGAGCCGGCAACGCCTGCATACGGTGGGCTATCATTACTTCCTCCACCTTTGCCACCGGCACCAGCGTATCCCCCGGCACCACCGCCACCTGAAGCACTGCCGGCTGTACTAGTTCCGCCGGCTCCTCCGTTGCCGCCGCCATCTCCTGCATATGTTCCACCTGCACCACCTAAACTAGCTGTGCCGTTGCCGCCGGCGCCACCCTTAACAGTGACTGCTGATATAAAATAAGAATCTGTTCCGGTACCAGCACCACCTACTACTACTGTATAACTTTGACCAGGTGTTACGGAAATATTATTTTTCCAACCAAGACCACCACCGCCGCCGCCTTCATTTGGCATAGTGATCCCATAACCCAGTCCGCCAGGACCGACACATACTACACAAACACTAGTTATCCCTGCAGGTGCTGTCCAACTATATGTACCGAGAGTTGTATATGCTTGTTGTCCGGCTGGCACAACTCCACCGCCGCCACCTGCAAACCATATCCTTGATCCAGAAAATGAATTAATTCTCATTATAATTATCCATAATTTACTGAGGCTTGGCCAAGAACGATCCAAGCAGATCCAGTTCTTATTAAACTAAATGATATTATATCTATCTTGTTTGCAGTACCGGTAGGTGCGGCAGATCCAATCCATTTAATAGTTTGAGCAACACCGCCGATTTGTACCGCATTTGATATATAAGGTGTGGCGCCTTGAGTAATTATAAGAGTTGCCATTAATACTCTACTATTAGTTGTAGGAACATTGGTAAAATTTGCTGTAAAATTTGCGGCAGGAGTAGTATGATAAAACACTCCACCATTAGATACATCATGTGCAACCACTCCTGTTGCTCCGGTTAATGTTAAAAGAATGTCAGAAGTTAATCCATACGAGCTTTCACCAGATACAATTAAACTTGTTAACGTACCAACTGACGTTATATTAGGTTGTGCGTTTGTAGTTACAGTACCTGCTGTATTTGCGGCTGTAGCTAAAGGTACATAACCACTTACGTTAGCACCAGTTAAACTTGTTAATGTACTACCATTACCAATGAAATAGTTAGCAGAGACATTACCTGTATAACTTGGTAAATATGCGGCTACGTTTGTATTTGAATAACTTGTAGTTATACCAGTTAATTGACTACCGTTACCAATGAAGTAATTAGCAGATACGTTACCAGTGACAGTAAGAGTTGTTAAATTACCGACACTTGTAATATTAGGTTGAGCCGCAGTTGTTAATGTTCCTGTAAAATAATTAGCACTTATTAAATTAGCACCAGTCATTGAACCACCGGTTGCTGCCCCTACGGATAAAATTCCAGTTGCTTTGTTAAATGTAAAATTTGAGTTTGCACCTAAAACACCATTGTCGTTAAATTGTACTTGTGTGTTGCTACCAGCTGGGCTTGCTGTTAGACCAGTTAATTGACTACCGTTACCTGTAAAATAGTTACCTGATACATTACCTGTTACTGATAAACTACTTAATGTACCTACACTAGTAATATTTGGTTGTGCATTTGTTGTTATAGTACCTGCTGTAGTTGCTGAATTCGCAACATTTGCATTTGGTACATAACCACTTACGTTAGCACCAGTTATATTTGTTAATTGACTACCATTACCTATAAAGTAATTTGCACTTACATTACCTGTATATGTTGGTAGATATGCGGCTACGTTTGTATTTGAATAACTTGCAGGTAAGCCAGTTAATTGACTACCATTACCAATGAAATAGTTTGCTGACACATTACCTGTATAAGTTGGTAGATATGCGGCTACGTTTGTGTTACTATAGCTTGCAGGTAATCCGGTTAATTGACTACCATTACCAATGAAGTAATTTGCAGATATGTTACCTGTATAAGTTGGTAGATATGCGGCTACGTTTGTGTTACTATAGCTTGCAGGTAATCCGGTCAATAAACTACCATTACCAATGAAGTAATTTGCTGTTGCAGAATTTCCTAAATTACTATTAGTATTACTTCCAGTAACCAAATTACCGGAAACATTTAAGTTAGCAAATGTGAACGTTGCTGTTGAGTTGATTGATGACGGTTCTAGTACAGTGAATGACATATGTTTTGTTCTTTATTCTATTTATGCATATTACATAGTCAATTTTTGACCATGACCTGCTAATTATTGGACTCTAAAATAATCACCAACCCAAAGAAGCTAATTAAACCATGTTATAACACTGTATCTCACGCCCTTAGTTATTGGTAAAATTTGGTGAGGGTACATAAAATTAGACGGGAATAATAAAGCTGACCCGCGTTTTGGTTTCTTTTTTATCCTACTATTGAAAAAAGCCCATTCTCCACCCTCGTAGTCATCATTTAATGCAAAACTACAAGAAACAGTCCTAGGTAACTCAGTGAAATTATCACAGTGTTCTTTATAAAATTGCCCGGCAAAATATCGTAATAATTGATAACCCGAATCATTTTTTATCGCTGAATGTGGGAAAAGATTATTATAGTTTTGAATTGCGACTTTAGCACACTCATATAACTCTTTATCTAAATATTCTCTGATTTCTTTATTTTGTGTCAAAACTATAGGTGACGATAACGCTACCTCATCTACATTTCTAATATTTCTATCAACGCCACCGGCTGTACCTGCATATTCCCAATTATTACAATTTTCATATTCCCTAAAAATTGCATCAATTAACCATTCCGGAACTACATTTTCAACTTCAATAATATAATCTTCTATGTTAACAGGATATGTATTATTTTTAACTTCATCACTTATTTTTTTAATTTCTTCTTTTTCAGAAATAACTGTGGGTGAAATTAAATTAATTGGGGTATCTGTTGGTTTTATTCTTTCTTTATCAAAGTAAGCAAAGTTATTCTTGCCCCTACTTCTTACATAATGTAAAAATATTTGTACATGTTCATTGCCTTCATAACGTTCACGCCAATGTTGTCCTACAGTTCCAAGATAAAGCATTGCATCACCTGATTTTAAGTTCAAGCTAATACTTTCACCATTTGGTTTTTTTATAAATATAGGCCATTTAGCATCACCATTTAATTGAACAGTGAGGCTAATTTCACATGCTTCTCTATCAGTGTGTGGTTCTAATACTGCACCTTTTTGATAAACTCTAGCATAACTATATGTAGGTAAAACTCTTTCTCCTAAAAATTTACTTACTTGTGGAGTTTTCTCACATAGTAATTCTAAAAATGCGATGTAATCATAACAAGCAGGACTTCCTTCTACCTGCGTATCAGATTTCAAATTGTTCGTTCGAGCAAATTGTTTAAATTCTTCTGATAATAAAATAGCATCTCCACTGTCTATAAACTGGGGAATATACAAATAATTATTTTCTTCTAAAAATGTATTCATACAGATCCTGGATCCTCAACAACTTCTCTTGGTATCGACTGATGCAATTCGTAACAACGTAAAGCCCATGCAGGTAATTCGTTGATTATCTGGTTATGACTATTATCTCTAAATTCTATTTCCCCAGTACCATCTTTCCATTGTAATGCCCAAACCTCAGGTGGAATACCAAAATCACTAAGGTCTAAATTTATAAAATAAAAATCATCAGTATATACGGCACCATCATCAATGATGATTGCCAATCTATTGGTTGTAAGTTCCATATTATTATTCCTTTTGAATACGTGCTAAATTTGCCGCTTGTAAAAATATGTTTTGAGTAGCCTCATTTGATTTAACCATTTCATTGCGAAAACTTTCAACTGCCGCACCAGTTTGCCTACTCATCCCGCTATTTTCTATAAGTAACATTGGTAAAAATGCTATTGAACAGTTCCATTCGTCTACTCTATTTCCAGTATTTATATCATACCCTTCGACTTTACAGAACCATGCACATTTTAATCCAACACATTCATCTTTAATTAAAGGGCAAAAATTACCCGGTTTTAATTGCATTGTGTATCTCCTACATGTAATACTGATATTTAACTGTTTTAATATACCAGTTAATCTTTTACAACTAAAATTATGTCTACATATTTTACAGACAAATCTACTGATCCGTTTACACTTGCGGATACAGTGCTAAATGGGTGACTATGCCCGCTAGTACTAGCAGGTATAGCTCCACCTGGAGCTGACCCCGTTGGAGTTGTAAAAGAACTAGGGGTAGTACCTAGATTGTAAGGACTTACTGTTGCTGTACTAAAATTTGTTGATCCTGACCCTTGGCTGATGCTATGTGTATGAGATGGCAATGTTGGTGCAGCCAAAGTGGTTGGTCCTGTCGATAAGGGAGCGAAGGGTGCTGACGATGAAAAACTTCTTGATGTGAACACAGTAGAAAAATTAGTACTACCACCACTAGTCGCTGATCCAGTGGTAACACGTAATGCATAATCATTATACGTAGTATCTTTTGTCCAACCGGTTGTTGCGGTTGTACCAACAAAGAATGTTTTTGTGCCTGAAGGAAACGCTGTTGCCATATTAATTCCTCGTTGCTATTATAATGTCTAGATATCGCACTGCTAAATTCAATGAATTTGAAGGGCTCCATGTGAAGCCTATATCACCGACTGGATGTGTATGAGCACCACTTGAACCTGTACTACTACTATTTGATGGAACATTCCAGCCTGGTCCACCGGTAACTGAGATTGGTTGACCACTTGTACCATATCTACCTGGACGGTTTGCTGTCAATCTAGGATATGTGTGGGTATGTTGTGGAATATGTTGATATGTTAAAGTGAAAGGTCCTATTGATCCAGAAACAGTACCAGTGGCGCTGACTGGTATGTTTGTAAACACATTACTAAAATTCGCACTTCCGCCACTGCTTGCTGAGCCAGAAACTACCCTTAATGCATGTTCATTAAAAGAAGTATTTTTTGTCCATCCAATCGGTGGAGTTGTCATACGAAATAATGTTGATGTTCCTGAAACTATATCTGGCATTTCTTAATCCTTAACTCTTAGTTGCTAACATTGTATCTACGTACCTCACACTCATGGTAAAAGGAGCGTTAGCACTAGCAGTAGTTCCCGGAGATATTGAATGTACATGTGAACCACCTGACCAAGTTGTACCCGATGTTATAGAAGCCCCTGATGAGAATGTACCGTATGGTACAGCGGGAACAGTAGGAGATGGTGAAGGTGATCTTGATACTGCTCCGTTTACAGTTAAAGGACCATGCAAATGGGTTGGTAATGTTGTTGAACTAATCGTTGTGCCACCTACTGCTGTTCCAGATAATGTTGCAGTGCCATTTAAAGTTGTATCTGTATTCATTGTGCCAAATGCTACAGAACCACCAGTACTTATTGTACCTGTTGTCACTCTTAATGTATAATCATCATATGTAGTTTCTTTTACCCATCCTGTTGGAGCCGCTGTTTGTGCAAACACCATGGTTGCACCTTGGTATTCATCACCGGAAGCTCTAGTGATACTTATAGATTGATAACCTGCAAATCCTGATAAAGACGCTAATATTCCCATGTATTATCCGTAGTATGATGATTGTCCTAATACTGCCCATGACCCAGAATTATTTAGCAACGCAAAACTGAATACTTCATTTTTTGATGCAGTTCCTGTAGGCGTAGCACCACTAACCCACAATATTGTTTGTAACGAATTGTTAATATATACATTTGATGGAATATATGCCGTAACACCTTGAGAAATTACTGCTGTTGTAACAATGCTTATATTACTAGTAGTTGGCACATTACTTATTACTATATTTATATTTCCAGATAAGCCTGACAACATAACAGTACTTCCTTGGCTATAGTCAATTGAATAATTTCCGGAACCTGTGCTAGAATCTACTTTTATTTTTTCAGTAACTTGTTGAATTGTTAATGTATTGTTTGCAGATATAGCACCACCGGTTATATTACCTGTTACAGTAAGATTAGCAGGAGTGTTAACATTACCCGATCCATTTGGAGTTAACACAATATTTGCACTACCAGCAGTTGTTTGTATATCTAATTGTCCTGAATCAGTAATTGCACCAGTTAATGATAGGTTGCCAGCAGAAATATTTCCTGTATATGTCGGAAGATAATCAGATACATTAGTATTTGAATAACTGCCTCCACCTGAAATACCAGTTAAATAATATCCATTACCAACAAAATATGTTGCTGTGATGTTACCACTACCACTAGTTCCTGCGACAATATTACCATAGACACCCACGTCACCGGACTGACTTGCATATCCAGTAACTAACGTAACTGTACCTGCACTGTCTTGTATATTTGAGGCTTTGATACCAGTTCCAGTAGCAGTAATCAATCCTGTTACTGATAAACCACTCAATGTCCCAACTGAAGTAATATTGGGTTGAGCAGTTGTATACACCGTACCAGCAATTAATGCATTTGATACTTGACCTGTTACATTAGCACCGTTGATATCTGTTAGTTCGGATCCGCTACCACTTAGATTGCCTGTTATAGAAATGCCATTGCCATCTGCACTTAGACTTTGTGTTCCTAAAAATATAGTATTTCCAGATAGATATAAATCATTAAAACGATGGGTGTTGTTACCTAAACTGTAGGTTAAATTAGCAGTAGGGGTAATATTACCTGATACAACTAACCCTGTCAAGATCCCTACGCTAGTTATGTTTGGTTGTGCATTTGTCGTTACAGTATCGGCTGTAGTAGCACTATTTGCATTGGTTGCATTTGGTACATAACCAGTAACGTTACTACCGGTAATATTTGTTAAAGTTGAACCATTGCCAATAAAATAGTTACCGGCTACATTGCCTGTATACGTTGGAAGATATGCGGCTACGTTTGTGTTTGAATAACTAGTACCTCCGGTAATACCAGTTAAGTAATAGCCATTTCCTACAAAATATGTAGCTACAACGTTTCCACTACCATTAGTACCAGCAGTAATATTTCCATAAACACCTACATCACCGACTTGATTTCCATATCTAGTAACCAATGTAACTGTGCCAGAAGTGTCCTGTATATTTGCGGCTTTAATTCCTGTTCCAGTTGCAGTGATTAGTCCTGAAACGGTTAGGCTACTTAATGTACCTACACTTGTAATATTGGGTTGTGCGTCAGTATATACAGTACCTGCAATTAATGCATTACTTACTTGGCCACTGACGTTGGCCCCTGTTACTGAGTTTGCTATGTTTGCATAATGACTTTGTACTGCACTAGTGACATTACCACTGACGTTGGCCCCTGTTACGCTATTTGCAACATCTGCATAATATGCGTGTACTGCATCTGCTACATTACCACTTACATTAGTACCCGCTACTGCATTTGCAGTATTTGCATAATTACTTGTTATTGCGTAACTAACATTACCGGAAACATTAGCACCCGCCACTGAGTTTGCTATGTTTGCATAGTGACTTTGTACTGCATATGTGACGTTCCCAACGACATTTGCACCTGTTATATCAGTTAATGTTGATCCATTGCCAATGAAGTAATTAGCAGAAACATTACCTGTATATGTTGGAAGATATGCGGCTACGTTTGTGTTTGAATAACTAGTACCTCCGGTAATACCAGTTAAGTAATAGCCATTTCCAGTGTAAAAATTAGCAGAAACGTTACCTGTAACATCAACTGTGTTTTGTGTAACTACTACTACGTTGCTTGTTCCTGCCACTCCTATTGTAATGTTACTATTTGCACTCACAGCCACGTTACTATTTCCGTTAACTATAGATGTACCCCCGGTAGTAATTCCGGTTAAAAAATATCCATTTCCGAGAAAATAGGTTGACGTTACATTTGCGAATGTAAAATCAGCGTTTGCGTTTACACTTAGTGGTTGTAATCTAGTTAGTGACATGGAAAATCCTTAATACTTAGTATTTATTAATATTTATTTGTTTCCACTTGACACAAAATCCAGTTTCTGCTATACTTACAGCATGAAAATTGAAATCTTAGCACACGGCAACACAAAGCCTGAAAAGGTTAAATTGTTCCACAATACTGCCAAATTTTATGCAAAATACTTAAATATTGAAAAATTTAAGTACAAAGTATACATTTGTATAGCCCCGAAATTGCGTCAAAGAGACGGAAACAATGGGATTTGTAGCAAGACCGATGACAAAGAAATCAGTATCGCAGTAGATAGTACTTTAGAACTACCTCAGGTACTATTGACACTTGCCCACGAAATGGTCCATGCAAAACAATATATTCGTGGACAATATCGGGGTGAACTTTCTCGTAACGGTAAGATGAAAAGAATTTGGTTAGGCAAACAATATACTGTAGAGTATTTGAAACGCCCATGGGAACGTGAAGCCTTCCGTAGAGAATCAGAATTGGTCAACGCACTTTTGGATGAACTTATCCAAAAAAGCAAAAAGAGTAAAAGAGTTGGTTGACAGTAATTCAGTTTACTGTTATACTATGTTTTCGTTATCAATAAGCCATCAACAAGGAGTCAACAATGGCATCATCAGTAAGTGACAATCATACTATTACTAGTATTCAAACCCGTAAAGCAATTCTTTCTGCTTTCAAAACTCAACGACCTGTTTTTCTTTGGGGACCTCCCGGCATCGGTAAGAGTGAGGTTGTGCAAGAAATTGCCGATGAATTGCAAGGTTATGTTATTGACTTGCGTATGGCACAAATGGAACCAACTGACATTCGTGGTATCCCATTTTTCAATAAAGAAATCAACAAGATGGACTGGGCTCATCCAGTAGATTTGCCTGATGAGGAATTTGCTAGCCAATATCCTGTCGTTGTATTGTTCTTGGATGAAATGAACAGTGCAAGCCCAGCAGTACAAGCGGCTGGCTATCAACTGATTTTGAATCGCCGAGTTGGTAAATACAAACTCCCTGATAATGTTGTTATCGTAGCGGCAGGTAATCGTGACAGTGACAAAGGTGTTACTTATCGTATGCCGATGCCCCTTGCTAATCGTTTCATTCACCTTGAAATGCGTCCTGACTTTGCATCATGGCAAATATGGGCCGTGAACAACAACATTCATAAAGACGTTGTTGGTTACTTGAGTTTTGCAAAAAATGATATGTACGATTTTGATGCTAAATCATCAAGCCGAGCATTTGCAACACCCCGTTCATGGTGTTTCGTTAGTGACTTGTTGAAAGATGAGGCCAACATGGACGCTGATACTCAATTCAATTTGGTAGCAGGTGCTGTCGGTGAAGGTCTTGCTGTTAAGTTTTCAGCACACCGCAAAATTTCTGGCAAGATGCCCGAGCCTAGCGATATTCTTGCAGGTAAAGTGAAAGACCTAGCAGTTAAAGAAATTTCTGCAATGTATTCACTGACCATTTCAATGTGCTATGAATTGAAAGATGCAGTAGACAACAAGAAAGTGGATAACAAGAAGTTCCACGAAATGGCTCAAAACTTCATTGATTACATGATGAACAACTTTGAAACTGAGTTGGTTGTGATGGGTGCTAAGATTGCATTGAAAACATATATGTTGCCTATTGAACCTAGTCAATTGAAAAATTTTGATGAGTTTCACAAGAAGTACGGCAAGTACATTGTTGACGCAGGTTGATAGTTTTCGGTCAATCTAAAGATTGACTCCCTCGGAGCCGAAAGGTTCTGTTTGGGGTGGGAGTAGAAACATTCCCGCCCTTTTTTTATAAAGGATTTATAATGTCAGGTAAGAAATATTTTTATGCATTAGGTCAAAGTGCCCGTGCTAGAGGTATGAGTAAAGTCTCAGCCGAAAATTTCTATTGTGTTGAATCAATGTTAGACTATGCCCGAATTGCATTTGACAAGGGCTACAGAGGATTAAGTATTTGACAATAAATCAATTTTACAGTATAATACTAGTATTAACTGATAAAGGAACATCTAATGAGTGAAGTAATTGGCAAACGTAAAAAGAATCGTAGTGATAAGTTTGATAAACTTATTGGACCTACTGACCCTAAGATTGACGCACTAGCACGTGAACGATTAGTAGCGGCACGTATTGGTTTGTTGTTGCGTCATAGTTTCTTTGGCAATCTTGCTACCCGCATGAAATTAACTAATGCCGATGAATGGTGTGCAACAGCGGCAACAGACAGTGTAAAATTCTATTACAACAGTCGTTTCATTATGATGTTGAAGCCCAAAGAAGTTGAATTCTTGGTAGGTCATGAAGTGTTACACGTTGTGTATGACCATATGGGTCGTAGAAATGAACGTGATCCTCAAATATGGAACATTGCTGATGATTATACAGTCAATGCTGATTTGAAACGTCATGGTGTTGGTCAATTCATTACTACTGTTCCTTGCTTGTATGAAACAAAATATGATGGTAAACCTGCAGAAGAAATCTATGATGATTTGATGAAAAATGTGCAGAAAATTAACCTTGATGATTTGATTGACAAGTTGTTGGACGATCACATGGATGGTGACGGTGATGAGGATAGTGATGATGGCGATGGTGATAAAAAAGGTAAACGCCCTCGCATGAGTGCTGAGGAACGTGAACAAGCACGTCAGGAAATGAAACAAGCAATCATTCAGGCTGCACAAGGTGCTGAGGCAGGGACTATTCCTAAAGGTGTTGAACGTCTTATCAAAGAGGTAACAGATCCTCAAATGCCCTGGCGTGAACTGATTCAAACTAACTTGACCAGTGCAATTCGCACAGATTATTCTTGGATGCGTCCTTCACGTAGAGGTTGGCATATGGATGCTATTATGCCAGGTATGACACCAGGTGAAGAAATTGATGTTGTTGTTGCACTTGATATGTCAGGTAGTATTAGCAATAAACAAGCACAAGCATTCTTAGGCGAGATCGGTGGAATGATGGATAGTTTTGATGGATACAAGGTACATATATTCTGTTTTGATACTGAAACATATAATCCACAAGATTTCTCAAGTGAGAACATGGACCGCATCGATGAGTACGAACCTCAAGGCGGTGGCGGTACTGACTTTGATTGTATCTTTGATTACTTGAAAGAAAATGCTATCGAACCTAATCGTTTGATTGTATTCACTGATGGATATCCTTTTGGTAGCTGGGGTGACCCTGACTATTGTGATACTACTTGGATCATTCATGGTGACAAGAACCCTAATCCCCCGTTCGGTCAATTTGCTATTTACGAGGAAAAATAATGGAAACTGTAACTTCTCTTGCTAATATTTTTGGTACACTATTCCTAATAGGAAGTGTTGCTGGTATCTTCTATGTGTTTTACAGATTGTTGAAGTATACCTTCACTACTGTAAAAAACAACGATGATTAAAATTTAATATGCTATACATTGGCACTAGTCTTGGTGGATGCTTGCTTAGCCTTATAAGCGGTGAAGTGTCCGAGGATGAGGTTATGGTTATCATAACTCGTACCAATGCACCTGATTATGATAAATTCATTAATGTAGTGAAAGCATATCATGCACAAGGTAATCCTTTTGCTAGTAATCCTGAACGATATGAATTAGATGACTATAAGTTAGATGATTTGATTGACCTCGCAACCAGATTATGGAATAATGGTAAGATTCATCAACCTAGAAGTTTTATCGGATCTACTAGTTATAGACACCCATTTTATACTGGTTCTAAACTTTGGTTTCAAGTAGTACCTACTATTGAAAACACTACACCGGCAGTAGTAGACGCCTACGAAAAATACAAGATGTTGGATACATTGACTAAGTAAAAAAAGGAGTATTTTTATGGAAATATTGGATTTTTTATTCATGTCCGTTATGATAATTGCTATTATTGTAATATTTGTTAAAATTTTAAATTATGCACTAAAAACAACCGTGGATGCTGATGATTAATTTTGACGTTAATACTTTTTTTAGTACACGTGAGTTAGAAAATTGTCCACCACATTTTTTAAAAGCCAATACACCAATTAACAAAGAATCATTAATTTGGGTAAGAAATAAACTTAAAGGTAGATATTCATTGGTCCAGATCAGTAACACTGATTTAAATAATTTTATTTTTTCTCAAGTATTAAACATTTATTTTGAAGATCCTAGAGAAGCCACAATATATGAATTGCGGTGGTCGGGTACAAAATAATTTTACACTCACTAAAATTTATATTAAATATCTTTATCCTATAGGAGATATTTTATGAGTTTTTTAAGACATATTGGAAAAATTGGTGATCGCAAAGTTGCTATTGTTTTCCGCGAGATACCGGGTGAACCACATATGTGTTTAGTGGTACACACTGAATTACTAAACATGCACATACATGATCCACTCATGTCATGCATTGAATCAGATATTGGGCAAAATAGCCAAAATCTAGCCGAAGCGATTAATCGCAGTTACACTAAGGATGGTAAACCCATTCTACAAGTTTTGCACAGTCAAGGCTTGTTAAAGAAAGTACAAACATCACAAGTATTAGTTACTCCTTCGCCAAATACTAGAATTAAGTTAGATGAACTTAACAAAATGTTAGATGAAATGGAACAAGGAGAATCTGCGGTCAAACGTTTAGCTGAACTTGATGCTAGTCGTGGAATGCAAACCCCTGCTGATGTAGCACGTAGATTACGCGGTAATTCAACCAGTGATTCACCTGTGGTGGCGGCACAAGATGGATTACTTGGTGATAATGTTCTTGCTAACAATTTACGTCAACAAGCTACTAAGATGGAAATGGAAGCAAAAGGTCTATTAGCAGAATCACAACGATTGTTAAAAGAAGCCGCTGAAATAGACCCAATTAAAGCAACAGCTAAGAAAAAGGCAGCGCCAAAGAAGGCTAAAGTAACAGCATAAGAAAATGACACCTGAATACATCCGAAAGTGGGAACACATCCTTGAAGATGTTGAAAAGAGTAAAGTCCCGGTACAATTTATTAAAAAAATTGTAGTACGTATGGTAGGCAAAAAACAGCATACAATTAACATACAAAATTTACTCAAACAGGGTTTGGATCCTGATGAAGTTGAAGAAGTGGTAAGCCGCAAACTAACTGAACTAGATCCGTTAATAACTAGCTTTGAATTTGTGTTAAATGTGGAGAGTATAGCAGAAGTTGTGCAACCACAGACAGATAAATTACTGAACAAGTTATGAAACTTATTGTAGCATGTGATCCTAAAGGTGGTATAGGCTATGAAAACAAATTGCCCTGGAGTAACATCGAGGGCGATTTGCCAAGATTCAAGGCACTCACTACAGGTAAGGTAATAATTATGGGTCGCCATACTTATGAAAGTTTACCGATCAAACCATTACCAAACAGAATTAATATTGTTATTACTAGCAAAGTAATTGCTGATGTTCGTACCATGTCAAAAATAACTGTAAGAGATAGTATTTTTTATAAAGATGCTTGTATTATTGGTGGCGCAAAATTAATTAATACCCATTGGTGGTGTATTGACGAGATACATTTAACCAAGACATTTACCGAATACACTTGTGATAGTTTCATAGATTTGTTATACTTAGAAAAATTGTTCACTTTAGTATCAGAAGAAAACTTTAGTGACCATGTATATCAAATTTGGAAAAGAAAATGAAGCAATACCTAGAATTACTAAAAGATATTTTAGATAATGGAGAAATAAAAGATGATAGAACTGGCGTTGGGACTATTAGTGTTTTTGGACGTAATCTTCGCTTTGATTTGCGTAGGGGTTTTCCAAGTGTCACTACCAAGAAGTTGGCATGGAAAGCCTGTGTCGGTGAACTACTCTGGTTCATCGAAGGCTCGCAGGACGAGAGGCGCCTCGCGGAGATTACGCATGGCAGCAAAGAAGGCACCGTAACAATATGGACACCCAATGCATTTGCAAGTTATTGGAAAAATAAAGCTGAATACGAAGGTGATCTGGGAAGAGTATATGGAGTACAATGGCGGCACTGGCAAACACCAGTAATACACAAAACAGAAACATTTAAAGATGACTTCGGTAATGATTACAATCGCCATGGCAGTGTACACATTAAAGAAACTGACCAATTAAAAAATTTACTTGATGGATTGGTTAAAGATCCAAACGGTCGTAGACACATAATCAGTGCATGGAATGCAGGTGAATTAGACCAAATGGCATTGCCACCGTGTCATGTAATGAGTCAATTCTATGTCAACAAAAATAAAGAACTCTCTTGTCATATGTACCAGCGTAGCGTGGATGTGTTTCTTGGCTTACCTTTTAACATTGCTAGCTATGCGTTACTCACTCATTTGATTGCACACCACTGTGGATACAAAGTAGGTGAATTAATTATAAGCACAGGTGATACACATATCTACACAGACCATGTTGAACAAGTTAAAGAGCAACTAAATCGTGAACCCTATTCATTGCCAACACTAATGCTGAATACACAGAAAAATAACATCTTTGAAATGACTATGGATGACATATACTTAGATGGTTACAAAAGTCACGATGCGATTAAGGCAAAAATGGCAGTGTAATGTCAACTTATATCGAAACAGAAAACATCGAAATTATTGCACATAAATTTAATATGGGTGATGTTGAAGATCCAGACTTATGGGCGTCTGATTCACTGTGGAAGTGGGAAAACACTACAGTAGGACAATGGTGTATGAAAAATTCTAATCCTACACCAACATGGTATAGAATTCCGTGTGATTATGGATGGCAATATCAAATTAGAATATATCTTACACCCAAACAGTTAACCTATTATAGACTTAAATTTGATTGATGAACCGTCATTTTTGTTTGGAAAACCAATATCATTTTATGTAAAATGGAGTGGTACTTTTTTCGCATTATTAACGGTATATTTGACAAGCCATGACATTGTACCTCTTAACAAGTATATAGGTACATTTACTGCTGTACTTTGGTTATGGTTAGGTGTATTATGGAAACAACCTAGTATGTGGATTTTGAATATTATTATGGTAGCACTTTATATAAAAGGAATTTTAGGAATATGAATATTGAACAAGTTATAGTTGCAAATGCATCATCTTTATTTTTAATAGGTATCACATATCATCTTACTGGATGGAACAACATTCGTGAGTGTTACAAAATGTGGTTTACTAAAGAATACTGGGATCATTCATATAATATAGTAGAGGCTTTAAGTTGGTTAGCAAAAGCACTTATTATTATTCCTGGATTGATATTTGGTATTCAAATTTGGCAATTGTATTTTTTAACACTAGCAACAAGTTTAACATTGATTTGGGCTAGCAACAAAAAACTACTCCCTACATTAGTAGCATTCAATACAATGTGGGCATGGCTAAGTCTAATGGTAATTGCACAGAGGGTAGTATGAACATTTTAGTAACAGGTGGATTAGGACTGATTGGTCACAATGTAGTTAAACGTCTACAGGATCAAGGTCATATTGTTTCTATTATAGATACAAAAACAAACTATGGAATAATTCCGCAAGAAGAAATTGACTATCTAATGTATCATCGTTTGAAAAAGATAGATGAATATAAATGTGCAGTTTATAAAAAAGATATTTCAGATAAGGGTGATGTTGAAGCTATATTTCAGATTGAAGAACCTGAGATTGTAATTCACATGGCTAGTTTTCCTAGACAGAAAGTTGTAAATGCGAACCCAGCGTTGGGTAGTCGTACTATGAGTGAGGGTTTACTCAATTTATTGGAAACCAGCGATAAATATGAAGTAAGGAAGTTTATCTATATCAGTAGTTCAATGGTATATGGAGATTTTACTGATGATGTTACAGAAGATGCCATCTGTAAACCTCAAGGACAATATGGCATTATGAAATTAGCAGGAGAATGGCTTGTTAGAGATTATAGTCGTAGAACTAACCTTGTGCATACTATCATTCGTCCTAGTGCTGTTTATGGACCTCTGGATGTGGAAGATAGAGTGATAAGTAAATTTTTGATTACCGCAATGCGCGGAGAAACTATCAAAGTTAACGGAGAAACAGAAACACTGGATTTTACGTATGTAGATGATGCCGCAGATGGCATTGTGTCCGCCTCACTGAGTGATAATACAGAAAACAAAACATATAATATAACAAAAAGTCACAGTGTCACCCTATTAGAAGCCGCACGTATGGCATTGGAATTAGTAGGGGGCGGGAGTTTATTAGTGGGGGACAAAGACCCGGACTTTCCTAGCAGGGGAAGATTGAATATTGATGCAGCCAGACGTGATTTTGGATTTGACCCTAAAGTTGACGTAGCTGAGGGTTTTAAAATTTACTATAATTGGTTAAAGTCATCTTCATATTTTAATAAATAGTAGTATGTTTATATTATCAATTTTACCGGAATGGGTCTTTCATGCAATAACAATTGCAGGTATACTGGGAACAGTAGTAGGATTTGTTCTAGGTATGATCCCAGTAATCAAAACATACATCATTCCTATTCGTGTCATTAGCATTCTATTATTATCTTTTGGATTATTCTTAGAGGGCGGATTAGCAGACTATAAAGCATGGGAACTTAGAGTAAAAGAAGTTGAAGCTAAACTAGCAGAAGCAGAATTAAAAAGTGCCAAAGAGAATACAAAAATTGTCACCAAAGTAATTACAAAAACTCAGATTGTAAAAACTAGAGGTCAAGATATTGTAAGATATGTTGACCGTGAAATTGTCAAATATGATGAGAAGTTTGCTAAAGGTGGGATTTGTGAAATCCCTAAAGAGTTTATCAAAGCACACAATGATGCGGCAGAGGCAATAAAATGAGATTATTAAACATTCTATTATTGACAACCCTAGTTGGTTGTGCAACAGCAGTACCAGTAACTGCTAAATTCCCGGAAGTCCCAGAAAGATTATTAGTAAGATGTCCTCAATTAGAAAAATTAGGAAACGAAGCAAAGTTGTCCGACATAAGTAAGACAGTTACAATAAACTATACCACTTACTATGAATGTGCTGTTAAGCACGATGCATTCGTAGAGTGGTATAAGATTCAAAAAGAGATTTTTGATAAAGCTGGTAAGTAATTAATCAGCCTTATTCTTGCATTTCGCACGTTTGGCGTTGGTTAGTGCGCCATAATCAACTGGCCATTCTTTTCCCGGCTGCACTTCTGTAGCATTTTTAGGGAAAGCATAAGTTACCCCTGCTCGTTTCTGTATATCAGCAACTGACACACGGAACTTAGTCAAATCATTACCTAAGTTAACATATGGTTTAGTATGCGGGAACACCCATCCTGCAACTTGTCCTGTAGTTTGATTGATTACAATCTTGTAATAAGCATGCGGTACAATAACCCCTTTACCGATAGTCAAATCACCAGCGCCATACATAGCTCCAACGTATACTGTAAGAGGCTGGTTCAACTGCACAGCCCATCCCCTGACACTTGTTTCTAATAATTTCCAGATTCCACGGTTTAAACTGCCGTGCTGGGGATACATGTTTGTCATTAAAAAACTTTCGTACTCTACGATTTCACTCCAACTTAAGTCACCATCGGGAACTGCGTGACCTTTGTCGTATCCTGTACCAGCATAGTCATCAGGAACTGCACCACCTACGATACTCTTATCAGCGACAAATGCATTAGTACGTGGCCAGCAACCTATTGCATTCTTAGGTAATAATGTGTATGCAACATATGCGGGGATTTTAACTGGTGCATCGTATGCTACCAAATATGCTTCTCTACAAATAGGCAGTGCCTTACGTGCAGTTTGTGCAAATCCATATGGGCTATGAACTTGACAACTTTGTACGGGTAAGGGAGGTCTTTGCTCCCAAGAAAAAACACTTGTTGACACCAAAAGTAATACCAACGTCAAAAATTTACGCATATTTGTCTCCTAAATATACATATATTTATGTTACGTCCCAATAATTTTCTTTGCGATAAATATACTATAAGTGGGATAAAATAATGGCGATAACAACAGCAAATATTGATATTGGTGACTTACCGAACGACGGCACCGGTGATCCGTTACGTACCGCGTTTGAAAAGATTAATGAAAACTTTTTAGATTTAGTAGGTGCGTTACCGGAAGGTCCTAACGGCTCATTTCAATTTAATGATAATGGTAACAGTTTAGGTACTGCTAATTTTGTTTACGTTTCTAGTAATAATGTCATCCAATTAGGTTCAAATATTGCTCCTATATCTAATATTACAATCGGAACATCGTCAAATACTATTGCAGGGTTATATTTAGGAAATACTAGTTTAAAACTAGGAAATGTTTCAATAAACGAATCAAATAATACGATTAGTTTCCCTTTAACTGCTTTACCTTCAGTTAAAGCAAACATAGCAGTAAATAATTTAACTACTGACGGAAATGTAAATGTCGGTGATACATTAGTAGTAGGTGGAACAACAACCAGGACTGTTCAAGCTATAACTACGACTAATACAATAAATCAACCTGTTGTGAGTATATCCGAAGACGATATTAGTACAGGTACTTTTAAAATTAATAGCAGAGAAAATTCTTCTAATAATAGTCAAAGTGCAACAATAGTAGGATACAAAAGTAATAATGGATTAGGTGTCAATTATGTTGTATCCGGGACAATTTTTATAGGTATCCCGTTAACAAATTACAATGTTGCGTTAGATGGCTATGGAAATATTGCATTAATGGTTAGTCCTTTTTTAAATACAACAATAACTCATACAATAAATTATGAAGTGACAGTATAACATGAGAGCAAACGAATTTATATCAGAAGGCAAAAAAGCCAAAATAACCAATCGTCAAGGACGATCTAGTGTTGGATTAGATTTGTTCAGAGACCAGGAATTTGCAGACCGTGTTTATGAATTAAATCGTGTAATGATGGCGGTTGCTATGTCTGACGGCACTAATCCTATTAATATTGATGCAGAATCATGGTCAGGTAGAGAAAATGTTGCCGCACCTTATAGTTCAATCGAACAAAAAATGTTAACTCAAGCATTTAAAGCAGTTGGGTCAACACATCAAGACCTTACTAAAGGTGATTTACGTAGTCAAGAAGTGCCCGATACTTATACTACAAGTCCTGTACAGGGATTCAAGGGTTTTAAGAAATAAATCACACCCGTTTTCTACGAATAAGTATGTATTATTTGTAGGAAATACATGATAGACATAAACAAAACCCTCGATATCGTCAAGTTAAAGTTTTACAACGAATGGATATACTCTCATATCTATGACGAAGGCGAAACTGATTTACATAAAAAAATTACAAGCGAAGTCACTAAAACTTACGTTGATCCTTTAAACTTATCTAAAGATAGTAAGATTTTAAACATAGGTTGCGGCGTAGGCTATTTCTTAGATGAGATGAAGTCTCGTGGATACACTGATGTTACAGGAATAACACTAAGTGAAACAAACGCAGAATATTGTGTCAAAAAAGGACTCAATGCTAAAATTTATGATCCTGCTTTTTTACCTCATGCAGACGGGTTTATAGATGAAGGTACTAATTTTATTTTTGCAAGACATATATTACATCATAGTCCATATCCAATATTTAATTTAATAGAGTACAATAGATTGTTGGAGTTAAAAGGTAAACTTTATATTGAAGTCCCTGTTCCAGATTGTGAACGCAAACACGAATATACCGCAAACCATTATAGTATTTTTGGTGCTCCAATGTTAAACGCATTATTACAGCGTACCGGATTTAAAATTGAGAAATTCAATGACATTGAATTTGATATCAATGCAACTTTAACAGACGGAACAGAAACTGCAATTAAAGAAAAATATTATTGTATCTTAGCTACAAAGATTACTCCATTGGATATCAAATAAATATGTTATGACCTTTGATGTTTGGAAACAAAGTAGCTTAATGAACGGTCTGTCTAAAATGCAGGCCGTTCCTACACAGGCTCCCATTGACAACCTAGATGATTTGAAAAGATTAGCTGGAATCAATACTAGTATGGGCGAAGAAATGAGCGAACAAGGTACTAATTTAGGTCAGATTCAACGTGAACGTAACATTCAACCCGGTACAGATGAGTGGTTCCGTTTGTGGTTTGCTCTTCCGAAACTGACCGGAGAGACACCCTACGATAAATAATAGTATGAGAGCAACAGAATTTATCCGTGGTCTACTAGACCTTATTGACGACCTTGATTTAGGTGCCGCTATTAGCCAATCCCAAGATGATTATGTGGATGAAGTTCCACAAATTGAGGTAGAGATTGATACTCAATATTCTAACAGCCCGGACGAGATGTATACTAATAGCGAAGTAATAAACAGCATCGGTAATGATTTACATAAGCCTAAACATCCTAGCGATTTAAGAAGCAATAGTGTTTCAATGTACCCGAACATGCAATATAAACCTGGTAACTAATTATGGCTAACATTACCATTACAGTTCAAAGTTTATTAAATGCGGCTGAATATGATTCATACACAATCGACAACGGGCAAACAATCAACCAATTAAAAACTGCAATTTACAATGCAACTGGTGTTGAAACTACATGGTTTGACATTGTATTGAATGAACAAATTGCAACCGGAACAAGTACTTTATCTAGTCTAGGAATTATCACTGGTACACGATTACGAACACATAATAAAATTTCTCGTCTTGCTACATTAGAGTTAAGACAAAAAAGTAAGTTAGACTTAGCGGCACTAGATAGAGCTAGTGTAGGTAATGATAGAAGTACATATGATATTTCTGAATTACCAACACAATATGTAGGAAATACTATATATGATAATCCAAATACAGGTGGATTAGTTCAAGGTCGTCCTTGGATTGAAACAACTACTCCATTCACATTCTACGAAGCGTTTGGAACTACTAGCGCATTAACTACAACACAGTATGTTAGTGGTAATAAGATTTACGGTTATGCATCAACACTTGATGTTCTTGGCTATCAAAATAGTAGAGTAGTAGTCAATGATATTGAAGTGTTAAATGTTAACACCCGTGGTCACAACATGGTAATATTAGATTCTTAC